AATCGCTGTTGAAGCTGACGCAAAAGCTGACGGCAGACGGTGTCAATTACGAAGTCGCCATTGAGAGTGGAACGCTGGTCTATATGGCCCGCGACCGCCTTGCTGGGAAGGCCGTCAATTTGAAGTTTACGCACGTTCTATGGCTCGACAGTGACATGGTTTTTGAACCTGAGATCGTCGAGGATCTTCAATTTTGCGGCAAAGACTTCGTATCGGGAATCGCACACGGACGGCGTAAACCGTTCGTGAGTTGCCTTTTCAAGAACATCGACCTGAATCATCTGGAGCTGTGGCAGCTGCAAGATTATCCGCAAGAAGCGTTTGAGGTCGCCGGATGCGGCATGGCGTGTTGTTTGATCAACACGGAGATCATCAAGCAAGTCATGATTAATCACGGCACTGCGTTCAATCCGATTCCGCGTTACGGCGAGGATCTGTCGTTCTGCAAACGCGCAAAGGATTTGGGATTCAAGATCTACGCCGAGCCGGCTGTGCGGCTGGGGCATATCGCGCATATTGCCATTTATCCCGATGACACGCCGAGGTATCAGGATGAAATCCAAAGAGATTAGAGTTCTGATCGCCGCGCCGCTGAAACAGGATGTCGGCATCTTCCGCGAGTATCAGAACGCGCTTGATTGCCTGATCATCCCGGAAGGGGTGACCGTTGACCGCTTTTTCGTGGTCAACGATTGCGACGAAGTAATCCCGGAAATCAGAGGCGACTATACCGTCATCAACACAGGCGACCGATACGATAAGGCAGTAAACGATCATATCTGGACAGGGGCCAATCTGGAGAAGATGCCGCTTTTGAGAAATGCGTGCATTCAGCGAGTGCTTGACGCCGGATATGATTATCTGTTTTCCATCGACACCGATTTGATCCTTCAGCCGGAAACGCTTGTGACGCTGCTGGATGCCGGCAAGGACATCGTGTCCGAGATCTTCTGGACGAACGGCTGGTGCAACGCGTGGATGTATGACCAGTACGGAGGCGCTGATCCGAACTGGGCGACTCCTGGGCTGTATCCGTGCGGAATGACCGGGGCGCTGACGCTGATGAAATCGAAAGTGTTCAAGGCGGGCGTCAATTATTCCTCTATCCCGAATCTGCGGAAGTTGTGGGGTGAGGATCGGTCGTTCTGTATCCGCGCCGCGTGTCACGGTTTCACAATGTGGATCGATTCGCATTATCCGGCAGAGCATCTTTTCACGGACGAGCATTACAAAAACTATATGAGGAGGCGCGGCAATGCCTAGCATGACGCTTCTGGAAAAAACTAAGCTGGCGCTGCGCGTCACGGTCAATAATTACGACACCGATCTCTCGGATCTGATCGACGCGGCGAAGCTGGATCTCGGCATTGCCGGGGTGGAGCTTCCGACTTCGCTCGATGCGGTCTGCGAACGTGCGATCATCACCTATTGCAAGGTGCATTTCTCCGCACTGTCTGACGGTGAGTATGCGCGGCTGAAAGCGTCTTATGACGAGCAGAAGGCCCAGCTTGGGACGGCGACCGGCTACACAAACTGGGGTGATGCCTGATGTGGCGCTCTCATGTTTTGACGCTGATCAGCGAAACGCCGGGAGAACACGGCATCTTCGATACGCACGCGGAAACGAAGCGCGATGTGTTCTGCGAGGTGCGCTCTGTCGGGTATCAGGAATACTATCGGGCGCTTGAACAGAATCTTCATCCGACTTTCATCTTCCGGCTGGCCGATTATGCGGAGTATCAGGGCGAGAAGATCTGTGAGTTTGAAGGAACGCGCTATCGGATTGTGCGGACTTATCTTTCTGACACGGCAATCGAGCTAACCGTCGAGGAGGCGACCGTTGATTATACTCCGCCGGTCACGACCGAGGGGGTGGCGACTACATGAGCGATCTTGTAACCGCGTTGACAAATACGGGGCTGAAATTCGCGCATTTCGGATGGTCGAAAGCTCCGTCCGGCGATTACGGCGTGTACGCCGAAGATGGCGCGAACGACCTGATTGCGGGGAATAAACACATCGAAAAGGCGTTGCAAGGCACGGTGGATTATTTCACGCGGGACGCCACGGGAGCGCCGAAAACGACGATTGAGGCCGCGCTGGACAGCGTGCCGGTCGCCTGGTATCTCAATTCGATTCAATATGAATCGGACACGGGGTACATCCATTATGAGTGGGTGTTTGAGTGTGGCGAAGTTTGAAGCAAAGGGTCTTGATGAATACATGGCAAAGCTGCGCGATCTCGGCGCGGATGTTGAGGGATCAATTAAACGCGCTGTTTATCCGGCGGCGGGCATGGTGATCGAGGCGATCAAGGCAAACACGCCGGTTGATACCGGCGGGCTGCGGGATTCTGCGGCGCTTCGGGCATACCGAAATGATAACGGCTATGTCTACACGCAAGTAACCTTTGACGGATACGACGAAAAAGGGCATCCGAATCCCGTGAAGGCGCGGGTGCTAGAATCCGGCAGCTCCACGCGGCAAAAACATCCATTCATCCGTCCGGCGCTCAATCGCGTTAAGGCACAGGCCGTATCGATGATGGCGACGGAATTTGACAAAATCTGCGAAGAAAAAATGAAGTAACAAGGAGGAATCCAAAATGGCTGGTATTGGCCTTTATGGCGTTTACTATGCAAAGGCTTCGCTCACGAACGGCGTTCTGACCGGCTATACCGGCGGCGTTCAGACGATGGGTAAGGCCGTCTCTGCGCAGTTCGATCCGGCTGACAACACGGATAATCCGCTGTATGCGAATAACGGGATCGCCGAGCGTGATGCTGCCGGTGGCGCTGGCGGCACGCTTGCCGTTACGCTGGATCATCTCGACAAGACCGCGATGGCTGATCTGTTCGGTCTGACCAGCGCGACGAGCGTTGTCAGCGGCGTGACCGGCTCCGGCTTCGATTTCACGGGCAACGAGCTGTCTAATCCTGTTGGCGTGGCGTTCGTCAAGTGGAATCAGGTCAACAACAGCCGCGCAAGCTATCAGGCGGTCATTTTCAGCTATGTCATGTTCAGCCCTGCATCTGAGTCGTATCAGACGCTCGGTGAGAATGTGGAATGGCAGACGCCGGAGCTGTCCGGCATCGTCAGCGGCGGCGCTGTCACCGGGTCGCTGCCGTGGCGTAAGGTCTATGAGTTCGCAACACAGGACGCGGCGATTCAGTTCATCACGAACTACTTCGCGGCCTGAGAAAGCGAGGGCATAAGTGAAGCTGAGTTATGTTCAGCTCGGAGGGGAGAAGCATCCTGTGTGCTTCTCCCTTTCGGCTATTGAGGCAATCGAGGACGAGTTCGGCTCTCTCGACAAAATGCGGGACGATCTTTCCAGCGGAAGCATCAGGGCGATCAACAGCGTGCTGGAAATCATGCTGGATGCGGGCCGCGCATATTGTGACGGCATGGGTATGGATTGCCCGCCGAAACTGAAATGCAGACCGGCTGATCTGATCGACGCAACGGACACGGATGTCGTGCATGACATCTTCGCCGTGATCAGCGGTGATTCCGAGCGCTCCGTTGAGGTGCGCTCAAAAAACGCATAATCCGCGCCGCCGGGAAATTCTCTGCGGCGTGGACATATTACCACGCGGCCCGCGCCGGGTTGACGCGCAAAGAAGCGGCATATCTGCCGATTGGAAAAGTGCTTGATCAGATCGCCGTCTGGCAGATCGAGGAGCTTGGTGCAAAGCAGAACATGGCGCGGGATGTTTTCGATATTTAGGTGGTGAGACTATGGCGGGCAATAACATCGGGCCGAAAATCGGCATTGACGGCGAGAAGGAATTTAAGCAGCAGATTAACGAGTGCAATAACTCGTTGAAAACGATGGGGACGGAGATGGCGAAAGTCACCTCCGCTTTTATCGGTAATGAGAACAGCAGTAAGGCGCTTCGTGCGGCGAACAAGCAGCTGACGGCTCAGTTTGACGAGCTGTCAAACAAAGCAGACATTCAGAAAAAGCGTCTGCAAGAGCTGGATAACGCCGGGGTAGATCCGACTAGCGCGTCTTATCAGAAACTCGTTCAGGATCTGAATAAGACCGAAACCGAGATGAACAAGACGGCAGCGCAGATTGACCAGAACACCGAGAAGCTCAAACATCATGGCCAAACTGCCGAGGAGGCCCACGCGAAGCACGCAGAGGCGGCGAAGAAGGCGGCTGCGGCTGTCGCTGGTGTTACTGCGGCAGTTGCTGCCGTCGGTGTTGGACTTGTCAAAATGACGCTTGACGCTGCTAGTGCGGCTGATGAGCTGAACACGCTGTCCGTCAAGACCGGGATCAGCACGGACGAGCTGCAAAAGCTCCAGTATGCCGCCGGAACGGTGGACGTCTCCGTGGAGACGGTTGCCGGTGCGATGGGAAAGCTGACAAAGAGCATGAGCAGCGCGGAAAGCGGCTCTGGCGCTGCGGCTGACGCGTTTTCCAAGCTGGGCGTAGCCGTAAAAAAAGACGACGGTACTTTCCGGGATCGCAATGAAGTTTTCAAAGACGCAATCAAGGCGCTTGGTGAGATCGA